TTTCGGTTACGACCCGGCCAAGCGGTCGGTGGTGATCGGCCCGGTAAAACTAACCCACGGCGACCGAGGCCAGGCGCCGGCCCTCCTGGAATACGGCGGCACCACGGCGCTGAAAAAGGACGGTAAGCGCAAACGCGCCCGTTTTCGTGCGCGCCCATATATGGGCCCGGCATTCGAGAAGGAAAAGACCAAGCTCCCGCAGATGTGGCGGGATTCGGTAAGCACATAAGGAGCACAAACGATGTCAGGAAAAACGTTTCTACTGGGCATGAACGCCAAGGCGTACCAGGGTGCCGCAGGCGCGGCGCTGGCCGCGCTGTCCGAGATGGCCAACGTCAAGGACGTGTCGCTGAACCTCGAAGCAGGCGAAGCCGACGTCACCACCCGCGCCAACAACGGCTGGCGCGCCAACGCCGCGACACTGCGGGAATGCACCGCCGAGTTCGAGATGCTCTGGAAGCCGGGCGACCTGATCTTCCAGGCCGTCAAAAAGGCGTACCTGACCTCCGGCACGATCCGGATGGCGTTTCTTACCGGGGCGATGGACGGCGAGGACGCCGAAGGCCCCGTCGGTGATTTTTCGATCCCGAAGTTCAGCCGCAACGAACCGCTGGAGGAAGGCGTCAGCGTCCCCGTCACCGCCAAACTGGCGGTATTCGACAAGTGGCTCGAACCGCCCATCGTTGCCGACCAGACGTTCAGCGTGTCGGAGACGGCGCTGAATGACGACGTGGTCGATACCGTCGTTGCTACAAAGGGCGACGACATGACCTCCGAGACGCTCGTCTTCGCCATCACGGCGCAGAGTACTGCGGGCGTGTTTGCAATCGATTCAGCCGATGGCGAGATCACGGTGCTCGACAACACCGATCTCGGCAGCGAAGGCGACATTCACACGCTGACTGCCAAGGTCAGCTATCAGACTTCCGGTCTGCCCTACGCCACGGCCACGGTCAGTATCAACGTTACTGCGTAAGGGAATCACCTGACATGAGAACTTTCAAGGACAAGGCGGGCCGCAACTGGACTATCGGGGTCAACCTGGCCACGGCAAAGCGGCTCAGAGACGAACTCAGCGTCGATCTGCTCCAACCGGAGATCGGCGACCCGCCGCTTCTGACACGTTTAGGCACTGACGAAATCCTGCTCGGCGAGGTTCTCTGCTGCCTGTTGAGCGATCAGTTCGAGGCACACGGTATCGGAGCCGAGGATGTCCTGGCGGCGTTCGACGGCGAAACCCTCCTGGCCGCACAGGAAGCGTTCTACGAGGACCTCGTGGATTTTTTCCGAGGCCGGGGGCGAACAGACAGGGCAAAGGCTGTCGCCAGGCAGGCCGAAATGATCGCGGCGACGGTGGCGCGGGTCGAGAAGAAGATCGAGGAGATCGACATCGACGAGGTGATCGATGGGGCGATGTGTGGCGACTCGCCGGAGCCGTCGGCGTAGACCCTGGGCCGCTGACACTCCGGGAACTGTTCTGGATGGCAGAAGGCTGCAACCGGGCACAGTGGCGTCATACGTCGGCGGTGATGGCCTTGATAGCGAATGTCAACCGGGACCCGAAGAAGGGCAGGCCGTTTGAGCCGGCCGATTTCGACCCACATAACACAACGGAGTCACACGAGGACGTGATCGAAGTGACGCCCGAGACCGTTTCGGAATTCAAGAAGGCCTTCAGAGGCTAAGGAGAAACTGCGATGAACGGATGCAACACAATGGGAAAAATGGTGCGTGTGGTGGTCGGACTGTTCATTCCGATAGCAATTGTTCTGACTCCCGGTTGCGATATGCAGATGGCGGGCCTGCGCCTGGCGCCGAGCGAGACGCAGAAGCAGGCGGCCGATGCCGCCGACGCCCTGGCGGGACGCCTGGCGGTCACAGGCGCAAGGCCGGGATCGGCGGCTACGAAGGCCCTGGCGAAGATGACGCGGCCGGCTGCGGTCTATGCCGGTGCTCCCGCCGAGCCGTTGGGGCTCGAAACGCTGGCGGATATCGAAACCGGCGTTTGGAAACGCAAGGATGATGCTATCGCGGCCGCCCGGCTTCGGGACGATCTGAGGCGCCGTGCCATGAAGATCGTAACGACCCGGCTGGCGGACTTCTCGGATGTCCTGGCCGATTCGAAGATCGGGGCGGCAGCCATCCTGGACCGGTTCGCCGCAGTAGCCACCGTCGCAACAATGGCTGACGAACTGGCCGAAGTGGTTCCCGATCCCGCGCCGGTGACCCAGTCGCCCGAGGCCAAGGCGATAGCCGACGCCGCGGCTGCTGCGGCCGAGCGAATATCCAAGGCGGCCAACGCCGCAGCGGCAAGCGCCAAGCCCGACCTGGGGACCGTGGTCGATAAGGGGCTCGATTCGGTCGAAAAGACACTCGACAAGGCAGTCGAGGTTAAGGACCGGGCGGTCGGGTTTGTGGACAAATACGGGACCGAACTCGTTTCTGTTCTGGGCCTGTTCGGGCTCGGCGCCGGCGGGTACGCAGTCAAAAAGCGGCGGGACGAGAAGAACGCCAAGGTACAGCGCGATGAAGCCAAGCAGACGGCGGCAGTGGCAATCGAAGCCGCGAAGACAGTGACAGCCGCAGCCGCCCCGGCGACGGCGAACGGCGCTTCGGGCTGAGATCCCATAGAGCGAAGGCCCGGCGGGGGGAGACCGGGCCTTCGCAGCAATCCGGCCTGCCGGGGAGAACAGGCCGGAATTATGGGGTCAACATTAATGTAGTCCAGCATTGCCTTCTTATCAAGGGCATTTTCCGGAATTAACCATATGCCGTCAGGAATGGCAATCCGAGCGGGTCGGGCCTTCGTCGAGCTTTTCGCCGACAACAGCAAGCTCGTGCGCGGACTGCGTGCTGCCAGGGCGAAGGTAAGAGCGTTCGGCCAGCGATTGCAGAACATAGGCGCGCGGATTGCGGCGACGACGGCGGCCATGGCCGTACCGGTCGGAATAGCCGTCCGGACCTTCGCCGGCTTCGAAGACCAGATGGCGCAGGTCCGGGCGGTGACTGGCGCAGCGGACCGGGATTTCGCCAAACTCACCGCCCGGGCAAAAGAACTCGGGCGGACCACATCGTTTACCGCCGCACAGGTCGCCGGCGCCATGACCGAACTCGGCCGGGCCGGGTTCAAGCCCGGGCAGATCCTCGATGCAATCGGTTCGGTCCTGAACCTTGCCCGCGCCACCGCCACTGATCTGCCGCGTGCCGCCGAGATTGCATCGGCTGCAATGCGGGGCTTCGGTCTCACGGCGAAAGACACCACCTATATTGCCGACGTGTTGACGGCCACGGCGAACAACTCGGCCCAGGGCCTCGAGGATATCGGCGAGTCGATGAAGTACGTCGCCCCGATGGCCAGGGAGGCCGGTGAAAATATCCGTGACACCGCAGCGGCCCTGGGCGTCCTGGCGAACAACGGTATCAAGGGCTCGATGGCGGGGACCGCACTGGCCCGGGCGTACAAGAACCTGGCGAAGACGGGTTCGCAGAAGATGCTCGAAAAGATGGGCGTCAATGCCGTCGATGCAAACGGCAATCTCCGGAAGGTAGCCGATATCCTCTCGGACCTGGGGCAGGCCACAGCCAAGATGGGTTCGGCGCAGCGGCTCTCGATCTTTGAAAAACTGTTCGGACGGGGCAGCGCGGCCGCCCTGAAACTGGCCGGGGGGTCGAATTTCAAGAACATGCAGACGGTGCTTTCCAGCGTGGGCGGCACTGCCGCACGGACTGCCCGTGTCATGGACGATACGCTCGGCGGGTCCTTCCGAAAACTCTGGTCGGCCGTCGAGGGCGTCCAGATAGCCATAGGCGAGGCCCTCGGGCCTGTTATCGCCAGACTGTCGGCCTGGATGACGAAAGCGGCGGGAAGCGTCACCGCCTGGCTGCGAACCAACAGGGCGCTGCTGGTTACGATTACCAAGGTTGTCGCAGCGGTATTTGCAGCCGGCGCAGCCCTGATTGCCCTGGGTCTGGCGCTAAAGGCCATTAGCGCCACGATTGGTGTCGTGATCGGTGTGATTGGCATCGCAAAGGTGGCCTTTGCCGCGTTTACAACCGTTCTGGGACTTATGCTGACTCCGATCGCTATGGTGATCGCCGCTGTCGGCGCATTGGGGGCTTACCTGATTACGGCCACAAAGTCCGGCGCCAAGGCCCTTGACTGGCTGGGCGGCAAGTTCACGAGGCTCAAGAACTGGGCATCTGAGATGTGGACGGGGATCAGCGACGCACTGGCCGCTGGTGACATCGCCATGGCTGCCAAGATCATGTGGCTCGGCCTGAAGATGGCGTGGACCACCGGCATCGGCGCGCTGGAAGAA